GTAATCGATGTTTGGATGACGAAGTTCTCCAATGAGACGCATCGTCGCCTTTGTGGTGACAGTCGCAAATGTTGCAGACAGATCGGTGTAAGCACCACCAACAATATGGAGGTATGTGCCTTCTGGTGGATCCATGCTGGATCTTTCGATCGCAGCACCAGAAATAGTTGTGATGCCAGAGAATACTTCGTCGAAGGTTGCCTTCTCGACTGCAATTCCACTGAACGTTGCAGTGCCGACACCAACTTGATCTGCGGTGAAGGATTCTTTGAGGGATCCAGAAATCGTGAAGAGTTGGGTATCTTCTGGAGTTTGTGCGACAAATGCCTCTGTTGCAGATCCACTAACACTGAATAGTTGTGTAGAATCTGGTGTATCGAAGGCAACTTTCTCGACTGCTGCGGAACCAGCAATTTCGACAAGAATAGAACCTTGACCAGGATATTCTGGAATCCATTGTGTTCTGACAGCACCACCGCCCCAGCTGAGGGCAACACCAGTAGAAAGTGGGTATCTTGAAGGTTGTTGAGGTGGTTCGTTAATCCAACCAGCATCTTCATAACCTTGATTGATTCCATCCTGATCGAGGAATCCAGTAAAGTTAGGATACAGATATTGATCATAATCTGGACCACCAACAAGAGGAATACCCTCAATTGTTCCGTAATCTTCAGAGTTATATGTGTTAGAGAAGTCAGATTCAAAGGAATCAGTCTTATCGAACGATGGAACAACGTTCTCTCCGCCAGAACTTTGATCCCAAGTTAGACCACTGTTGCTGAAGAGTACGTCTTGGTCATAAGTATTGGTCTCATCGTCGAAGGTTTCAGCATTAGTTGCGAGACCCTGAGCAGAAAGATCAAGACCGTATACGGGACTTCCAAGAATGTTGCCATAATCGACATCTTCCTGACCATACCAGATAGAGGACTGATTGTAAGAATCTGTCTGTTTCTCGCCTGTTGCTCCACCAACGATTCTGAATAGACCACCAAATTCATCTTCTGGTGTATCAATAATTCTAATGTAAGTCTGACCCTCTTCTCTACCTTGTCTGAGGGTGATAGTACCAGATCCCTTAGGAGCAGGCGTGAATGCAACATCAGCAATTCCACCAATGTATACATCACCAACTTCAACGTCATCTGCAGTGAAGGATTCAACTTCAGCAGATCCAGAAATAACACTGAAGTTACCAACAACACCCTGAGGTTCAATGAATGGAACAAATGCCTCGTCTTTGGAACCACTGATTGTGATTCCGCCTTCGAGACCGAATACGGTATGTTGTGGAGCCTGACTGAACCAGTTGTAACCAAAGATATTGATGCCAGCTTTGTAAGTGGCAATACCAGTAATACCAGAGGTAACGTACTGGAATGTCTTCTCTGGAACACCACGATCGGAAAGAGTGAGGGTGACAATTCCAGCAACTTCCGTCGTATCGATAATAAGTTTGGAAGTCGATACTGAGAAGGTATCGAGACTTGGATAATGTTGTCCACCGATCTGAATATAGTTGAAGGCAGACTTGACATCTCCAAATACGTAAGCAGTTGTTGCGGTTTCTCTGACGTAACCCCAATCTTCGTATCCGTAAGGAGCGGGATCTGGTGCCTGAGCAATAAATCCCCAATCTTCTGGTGGGAGAATAACATCGCCCTTCGAAGATCTGAAGTGTGGAACAAATACTGTTGCAGTTGGACCTACTGCCTCCCCAGTAATATTGAAGAGAGCGGTTGTTTCGTTGCCGAATGCAAGACCAGGATCCGCAGTCGCACCAGTAAATCTGAATGTTGCAGTGTTCTCCTCTGCAATAACAGATAGAGATGCAGCAGCAAATCCAGTTGGTCTGAATGTACCCTTCCTGTCTCCAGTTTGAATCTCAATCCTATCAGCGGCACTACCAGTGATGTCAAAGAGACCAGTTCCCTCAACTTCAGCGGGAACGAAGGATTCTTCTGCAGATCCACTGAACTCAAACTCTCCTTCTAGACCAAATACTCTACTTTGTGGAGCCTGACTAAAGAAGTTCTCACCAGTAATATTGATTCCACCAGTTGCCTCATAAGCATAGGTAAGAAGTTCAGGTTCAGTAGTACTGAAGGCAAAGAGAAGTCTACCAGTTTCTGGTAGTTGATCAACATAGATTTCTCTATCGACTGCAGCGGTTCCTGTTGCTTGATATGCATGAGCAAACAGACCACCACCGAGTTTTCTGAGCAGTTCACCATCATCCTGAGACTCGATGGGTAGAGTCTCAACAACTCTGTGAACAATCTGAGTAATACCATACTGATCCCAGTTAGGTCCAGTAGAGTAGTTTTGATATACCCTGATTCTCTGATTAACGTTTTGTGCTGCTGCAGGTAGATCAACAGTTGTAGTTTTTAGTGTATCGAATGTGGCATCATTCCAATCGACTAATCGACTGTCGCCAACACTTGGGGAATTGCCTGGTATGGTAGTCCATCCAGATCCATTCCAATACTGGAGATATAGATCCTCATTTGGATCTGGTCTTTCTCCACCATTACTAAAGTTACCTCTGATAATATCAAAGGAAATATCTGGAGAATTGGATGTATCGAGAGTGAATTCTACATAACGGTAGTTGGTAGCATTACCAAACTTGATATGTCTACCAACATTAAATCCACCATAGTTTCCAGTACCAGTACCACCATCAGAAACGAATGTTCTGAAGAACTGTCCATTGTAGAGAGCGGCAAGTTCGTCTGGGAAGATAGTTCTGGTAACTGGAACCTGTCTAGTGGTCTCAGTAATGACGCCATAATCAAGGAACTCAACCTGATCCGCATCACTAAAGGATCTATCCTTAGCCTGCGTAATCGTTTTATCGAAGGATAGATCAGCGCTAGAGAAGTCAGCTCCTTCGATATTAGTGATAAATCCGTAATCATCGAGGTCAAATACCTCGTTACCATCAAGTCTGTAGTGAGTAACTGTATTTTCAGGACCCGTGCCCTTGACTTTAATAACGTTCTTGACAACGGGGATGTAGTCGTCTGGGAATTGTTGGGAGTTATATCCAGTTACCGTTAAGGTTCCAGAAGCGGCAAACGGATATCTATTATACTTGAAGGTCGCTGCATCATCGGAGAGTTGTGCAAGCGTTCCAGATCCAACTTCGCTGTAAGTACGTACAGGTACATCACTACCACCGTAGATGGTTGGAGATGGTCCTGCCGCTCCAAGATCTGGGACAACCAGTCTTTCGAGACCACCACCGATCTCAAATAGACTTCCAGAACCGACCCATACGGGTACGAAGGCCTCCTCTGCGGTATCTTGGATACCAAATAGTACAGTATTGTTGATATGGGGGACGTAGGCGGTTCTAGTACCACCACCATTCATTCTAGCGATTACACCGAATGGAGCTACATCTCCAGTGTATCTGATTTCCCCATAGTAGTGTGGATTAAAATTATTTTCGTCTCTATCGTCGTCAGGAGGTGCCGTAATGCTGCCATGATCCACCAATGTCGCAGAAGCGGTTACCAAACCTCTATCTTCTGTGACAAATAAGTCTATCTGGGTGGTATCATAGACGTATACTGCCATAGTTTAGCAAATCATTTTGATTAAAAGGGGATCGCCTTATAACAAAGCAATCCCCACCATGACAAATATTCTATTGTATATATGTATCAGTCAAGTGCGACGTTCAGAGTGATCTTGATCTGGTCACCGTTGTTCTGAATGTTGTAAGGACCATTCGTGAATCTCTCAGCATACATGATGCTGGAGTAGAGAGTAGCGGTGTTTAGACCAAGTACACCATTCGAAGTAGCAGTTAGTGCAGGAGTTGTGTAGAACTCGTCTGCGTTAGGTACGTCGAAGACAGTGTATACGTTAGACTCAAGAGTTGTATTACCAGCACCAGCAGCGATGTAAAGAACATCACCTTTCTTCAGACCATGATTAACAACGTTAATCTTACCATAACTGAAGCTAATTCCAGGGTCAGTTGCAGCCTGAATGTTGTCAATCAGTGGCTTGTCGATGTAGACAACTTGAAGTGCTCTATCGATACCGATGATCTTAGTTCCTGTTGCAATACCGATGTTATCTCCACATAGAGCACCGAGAGTTAGGTCATCGACGGTGATCTGTGGGTCAACGATGAAGTAGGAGTTACCGACAACACCGATGCAAGGATCAGTGTTATTACCCTTGGAAACAGTTGTTCCGATACCAACGCCTGCAGCGTGCTCAACACCCTGTACTGCGACAGGCATGTTGTTTGCTCTGGTTACATAGTAACCGTAGATGTTACCTGCAGGACCAGTGAAGGTGAAGGTCTGTTCTGGATAGGTTGCGGTTGTACCACTACCAACGTTCTTAATAACCCAGCGAGATCCGTTTAGAAGAATTCCGTACTGTTGAGTATAATCCTGATCTGTTCTGTTATTTACGCAGTTAGGATAACCTGTGTTTGCAGTAGTTCCGTAACCATTGACGTTACCATCAATATATGGCTCGAAATATGCAGAGGTGGAAGGTACATCACCTTCAGCTGGGGTGGTGTTACTCGTATAAAGCTTAAGTACGAGATTTCTTGGTGAGGTATCTTCTAGGTCTGCAACGAAGTTATTCTGAGCAATCAGATAACGGAGAGACTCAATTTCACCAATATTGGGAACTAGTAATGCCATCGAAACAACTCCTTGTGGGGGTTAGACTTTTAAGAACTATTGTTATTTATAATTTTAATTTTAAAGAGATCAGGAGTCTTCTGATATTATTGACGCTGACCACTTCAAAATCTAGAATATCACCAGCAACTATTGTCGTGTCCCAGTTATTTAGGACATCATCAAAGTATTTATTTTGCGATGCCAATTGAATTCTTTGATTATTGGTGATCGTAGTAAACGTAGGATATGCATTGAAGTCCGATTTAGACAACTCCAATACAATGTCACCAGTTTGATCTGCCAGTACTTTTACCGATTCAATGACACCAGAAACGTCGATAGTTACCTTTCCTTTACTTCCAGGAAGCATTGGTGAACTGCCACTATCGATTACAAAATTGACTGATCTGGTTAAATCTGCTGCCGTTGCAAGAGCAATAATAAAAGTATCATCATTAGCTGCAGGAGCAACTGTGAAGATAATTTTATCACCAGAAATAACGTAATCTTCTCCTGGTTCTAAGAGGAGATTATTTTTAGAAACAATCAATTGCTGATTGTTATTTGGATTATATGCAACTCCCTGATCAGTGAGAGAGAATGTTTTGCCAATTCCATTAAATCCACTTAATCCATCCAGTACAATATTTCCATACTGAATAGATTTTGATGGAATTTCATAATCAACACCGACATTATATGAACCAGGTTGATTTAGTGTTACTAAGTAATCTGCCATTAGGAAACTCCTGGTACTACAAGAACATTCCCTTGAATTGGTCTGGTTTTATAAGAGTTTGGTGAAATTAAAATCAAATCATACACATATCTACCGCCCTCCAAAGCGGAAGTATCTGTATCCGACAAAGCAACTTTCACCACACCATTTATTCTATCTGGGAATGTAATAGTAAATGCAGTAAATTTAGTTGCTGCAGGATGTTTTCTGATCTTCGCCTCTGCTGTATATCCCGTAAGATTTAGAGCCGAATTGTTAGTATTTCTAATGGTGAACGTGGCATCAAAATCGACACCCTGATCAACAACTAGATTGACATTTCTTGCCGCCATTAGTCAAAAGGAGGGGGTTTTTACTATTTATCCAACTTGTCTAAAATCAGTTTCATCATTGATTTCAATTCAGATACTTCATTTCGGAGATTGTCTACTTCGGCAATCTCCTGTAATCTTTTTCTCTTGAGAGCAAGATAGTTTTCATAATCAGAATCAGAGCAATTCAAGATTGCTCCTGTTTCCGAATCTCTGTATAAACTGTTTGAATTTTCAACTTTTATTTTATCCATTAGATAGAAGCGATTGCTCTTAGGTCACGAATCTTAGGAACGTAAGCATAGTTAGTTCCAGTCATTACAATCTTAATTTGGAATGCATTGAACTGTGGAAGATTCTTTGCATTGAACTCATACTCTCGATAATCATTATCCGTATTGGAAGCAAGAACAATTCTATCTGGTCTTCCACTATTCTTAGAAGAATCAATAACTCTTCCAGTAGCATCGAGATTATCATATCCAGGGAATAGTTCAAATAGTTGATATTCAGCTGGAGCATCAACTCTGAATACTCTATAAAGAACTCGAATGTCATTGGAAGAGTGTCTATACGCATCGAATAGAACTCTCAGTCCATCCGCAGCCTTTTCAAGTTTTACAACTTTGGATAGGTAAATTGCAGCACTTGGATCTTGATCGAGAGAATTGACTCTAAGATCCGAAGCATAATCAGAGATCTTACTGTTAAGTCTATCCATTGTGGTTACAATGTTAATCCTATCAAGGTCAATCATTGGACTTACCTTTGGATCATTAGTAGACAGAGACAGTTCCATTGTGAATGACTTTCTTCCAGGGAAGTCTTGTAGTCTGTTCAATTCATTTTCTTTAGAAGCAATAATTCTAGGAGAAGAGAATACATTGTTACTATTAAGAGAAACAGATTCGTATCCTTGATCTACATATGCAGTCAAATTACCATCGGGACTGTTTCCAGTGAAGGTTCTAACACTAGCTTCAATATTAGTTGCTTCTGGTTGCAAAGTACCAATATTAGGTCTCAAAATATTGAATGGAATATTTTGAGTAGCTTGTGGACCATATAAGTTACCAACCATTGGCAATTCTGTTACATAACTACCGCCAGACTTGGTTTCTCTCCAATACAATTCTGGTGCTCCAGATGGATTACCAGTTGTTCTATCAATACCTCTACTAGACATACCAACGTTAATCCAATAATGATCAACATCAGTGGAATATTTGTTCAAGTCAGTATCAGCAAGACTATGAGTTGCGTTAATTCTTCTCAAAGAAACTCCATTCAATTCATACTTTTCAATTTGGGAATTAATTGCATAGTCTCCAGAAACGGATTCATCAATAGCTCTGGTGATTCCAGTAAGAGTTCCAGCAGCGGTGCTTACTCCCGTATATCTAAGAATTTCTTTACCAATCAATACATAACCTGGGTTAGAACTATCTACGGTAAGATTTTCGAAAGAGGTGAAAATACCAACACTACTTACGGGTAGAGCTTCTGTGCTTGTGGAGTTATAAGAAGATGTAATTTTTTCTGGTTTTACATCTGGTTCAAATCCAGACAACTTAACAGTATCTCTGTTGGAATACATACCATGATTATTATGTCTCACTCTTGCGTGAACGCCATCTGTAATATCTTGCAGATATGTAATAGGAGTTCCAGTAAGAATGGAAGAACCAGCGCCACCAACGTAAACAACTGCAGAAGAAGCATCAATCTTTGGTCCACCTTGAACCTGGTCGATCAAGAGAGTATTGAATGCACTAATAACACCAACCTCATTTGGAATGGTAAGAAGAAGGTTTTTACCAAACCCACCAGTATTTGCAGCATCAACTGTTAATACATCACCTGCGGAGTATCCTGTTCCACCAATGGAAACTGTTGCAGCTACAGCAACTCCAGAATTGACACTGATATTTGCCTTTGCACCAGCGCCTCTACCAGTTCTAGAAACCAATGGTACACCAGAGTATGTTGCAGCACCAGAAGTAAATCCAGCACCAGTGTTTGTCAGTGTTAAAGCACTTCCAACTCCAATTGCACCCAAAACTTTACTTAGATTAGCAGAGAAATTTGGGTTATTTTCTTGGAGAATTGTGACACCAGCGGTTAGATTTAATTGTTCAGTTGCTGTTAAACTCTTTCCAAGACCAACAACAATATTCTTAGAAACCATATCTAGTGGATTGGTTCTCAGTTTAGCAATTTGTCTGTTTCCGATATCAAGATCTGGATTATAAAGTTTAAATCTACCAACGTCAGAAGTAAATTCTGCTCTGTATAGAGTAAACTTAAGATCTTCTAACTGACTTGGATCCCAAGTTGCACCGTTCTGCGACTTGAATAGAGAACCAAGAAGTGGTTGTTGTGCAACAATGATCTTTTCAGAATCTGGTTGGTTAACAGTACTAATGTCTTCTTCGCCCATTCTAGAGATGAATACTGTGTATTCATTGGAAGCAGAAAGAAGAACAATCGCATATTCACCATTTCCCTCACAGTAAACTGGGGATGGGAAAGTAAACGTTGTTGGAAGAGATCCATCTTCAGATAGAACAACTTCAGAAGGATCTAGAATTACCTCACCAAAAGGCAGAATCTCTTGAGTTGGCAAACCAGTTTGTAGTGTTCTAACCTGAAGAGTAACAGGTAGAGAATTGGTATCCTTAGATCTAAAGTATACATCACACTTGGTGAGAAATACTCCATTAATATCTGGAACCTCAAAAGATTGTGCCAGTGGGTCAACCCATCTAGTTTGTGTAGTAGATCTATTTCTGAAACTTACATCAGCAACAAGTCTAGTATCACTATTTGTGAGAGTTCTGTCTTGAGATCTTGGAATTCTCTGAACATCTGCATTTCTAATTCTAAGAGTTGCTTCTTCTACATTCTGGAGAGTACCCGAGGATGTGAAAGTGCTTTCTGCGGAACTATCAGTAAATCCAGAGATTGTCTGGTTTGTAGAACTACTTGTTAAAGTGAAAGTCTTAGATCCAGTATTAAATGTAGGAGCAGATGGAACAGTTGGATCAGGTAAGAACAAAGATCCAATAATTACACCAGCCTTGTCAGTAATAAGTCTAATATCTTTAACGGTAGCAACCGCTCCACTAGACTGACCAACAATTTTCATTCCCTTAGCAAGATGACCAAAGAATCCAGATGCAGACTGGAGTTCTAAAGATGCAGTGTCAACATTTAAGATTGTGGAAGTTGACGAATATGTAGAAGGAATTGTGGAAGATGGAGAATATGGATTATTTACATAAGTCTGTGATGGATTATTATATGTTCCATATTTGTGATTCGTCTGAGCGAGTCTGAATCTACAAGATGCGTTTCCATTTGTAACTGTTCCAACAACAGTTTCACCAGCACCAAATGTTCCACTAACCATTTCAATTTCGATTAGCTTAGGAACAATGTACTTGTTCATATCAATATTATCAAAGAAGGCATAAAGTCGTGTGTTGGGCTTTAGTCTTCTACAAACAAATTCAATATTTCTAGATCTCATCGTTGCGATGACTTCTGTAGAGACCACTCTATCACCTAGAGTAGTTGTATCAAATCTTTCACCAACCCTAAACTGGATACCCTGTCTAGTTTGGTTAGTTGTTGTGGTAACTGTCTGTTCCCTAATACTAGCGGTTCTAGTTCTTAGATTAGTTGTTGTTACCTGTCTAATACCTCTACCAGGTACAAATCCACCTACTCTTCTGGTGTTGCTTCCAGTTACTGTTGTAGTATTCTGTCTTAAAACTGTAGGTCCATTAGATACACTTCTACCAGTCCAAGTGGTTTCCCAAGATCCCCAATCAATTGGAGACATACCAGTATTACTATCAGCACCTGTAATACCCAAAGCGGTATTGAAACTTCCCTCTACATCATATGTTGCAGAAGATCTTCTAGTTTCAATCCAAGTATCTGTAGATGGATTGAGTTCAATTTGACCAATCCAGTTTACAACAGCAAATGGGTTAACATTTTCAATTCTTGTAGCAAACTTATTCTCAAGGAATGTTTTGTCACTATAGTTCAGACATACAACATCACCAATTCTCTTGACATTTCTATCTCCAAGATCACTTACAAATCTATAATCAGAAGCGGGACTAGACGAAGTTGCTGCACCAACGATTGCTTCAGAACCAAGGAGAAGGTCTAAAGAAGTAGTGTAGTGTTGTGGTCTTAGTCTCCCATCAACAGGATCTACACTGGCCCTATACTGTGAGTTAGTAACATCACCACCAGTAGTTGACTTGAAGTTATCGACAAAGAATCCAGACTTAAATCTATCGAGATTTGTCTGAGCATCCTTCAATGCAAGGTTGGCAGTTTCGGACTCAAGTAGGGATAGTGCCGTATAATATTCAACGTTCTTTAGTCTGTCTTCGATAATAGAGATATCCTTCATACGATATCTCTTGTGTCTGGCAAGTTTTAATTCTACTTGGGACGCATTATAAACATATGGTGGAAGATAAACTGTTGCTATCTCAAGTGCGTTTTCAATAGTGTTTGGCACTTTCGGTTGAATAGCAGGAACACCAACAGACAAACTAAAAATACCATCTTTACTTAGATACAATTTGTCAATTCTACCGAGATAGTAATCATAACTTACATTGACCGATTTATCCTTAGCAACTACAAGAGTAGAAGAAGATGTATATGGATCAAAATTTCTAGACAAAAATTCAAAAGGTGATCTATTTGGAGCTACTGTAGATACTCTTGGTCTAAAATCAAGAACATCAGATGCTGGTTGGTATCCTTCAATTAGGGGAACTTCAGTTGCATATAAATCTGCATCATAAGAGTTAATAGCTACAAAATCACCAGGGTCGGATTGTTCAATTACAAAATGGTTATAAACAATAGTAATCCTTCTTGTAGGTGCCTCAGATCCTGGTTTTCTTACTAGAGCGGAAAAATCAACATAATCTTCTCTTTGTCCCGCATCAAACTCAAAATTATCCTTAATGTCCCTATCTCCAGGGACAAAAGATAAAACAGTTGCTGTCAAATTTGATTCTTCAAATACAACTTCTTCTCCAAGTTCAAAAGCATTTTCATTTCTATAAACAAAATCTACTTCGTTGGAACCATTACTGTCAACAAAAACTGCAGCGGCACCAGAAGTCTGTCCAACCATCTTCTCTCCTCTCAGTGCATTCAATATATTTGCATTGAGATTGGATAGAACAAGAACTGGGAATTGTGGATCGGTTTGAGATGACGATTCAAGAACAGCAAGAACGTTTGATACATCGGGAACTCCGATGGACAATCTCTTATCCTGAACTCTAGTTCCATAGATGGTGCTATAGGTCAATCCATCTTCAATAGTAGTAGCACCAATACCAGAAGAATTTTTTGCGGAAAGGCTAATAGTATTTGTAGATGCTCTCTTAAATACCTTATTTTTTGCCTTTACATTTACTTTCTTCCAAGTTACAGTGAGGGTTGCATTTCCACTGGAAACACTTAACCCAGAAAGAGTAATAGTTCTTCCACTAACAGTTAGTTTTTGATTATTGAGAGGTTCAACAACGCCAGTAGAGTGGAAAGTTAAATTGTAATCTTCTTCATCAAATGGTTCTAGAGTTAGAGTTGCATCAGATTCTAGGGTAGCACTGTATGATCCAGAAGCAATAGAAACACTATATGTTTTCCTGAAAATAATGTCCGATCCAGTAAAATCAACGGAAGCTACATTTGGTTTGGTTAATTCAGAATACAGGAAAGACTTATTTGTATTCAAGACTTCCGTAGAAACCTTAAAGAAGTCATTAGCGGTCAATTGACTTACTGGAAGAGTTCCAACGTTCACATTAGTTACATTTGTTGTCGCTTCAAGTACGATTTGTTTATTGGATATATCAATTTCTTTAATTGCGTTGAAAACTGGAACAGTATTACCAGAGACACTATATCTGATAATATCACCAGTTCTAATACCAATGTTGGTACTAAATTCCAAAGATGCACAAGTTGCAGTAGAAACACCAGCAGACTCAGCAGTAATACTGAATTGTGATCCCAAAGAAGCGATTAGGGTTCCTTTATTCAGTCTAGTGTCTGCAGTAAAAGGTACAGATCCAGATCCTACGATTTGTCGAACATCCTCAATTGAATAATCTTCAACTCTAGTAATGGATCTGGAAACTGGTTGACCATTAATATAAATCTCTTCCCCTTCTTGGAATTGACCATTAACTTGATATAGTTTTACCTGTCTAACATCATTTACAGTCTCATAGACATATCCAGTAGCTCCACTACTTTGACCTTCAATTAAAGCAGGAGTATTGATCAACATGTGAGTGTTGATTTCAATGTATGTGAATGTTTGGATATCGTATAAAGATGCCTCAAAAATAGTAGATGCGTCTACATATTGAGCATTTTTCAACTTCATATCATATAGTCTAGCAACCCCAATATGAATACCACTTGCGCTACCAGGAGTTGAAGTTCTATTTTTATGAAGGTTTACATAAGTATCAGTTCCAATACCAATTGTGGAAGATCCATAGACATTATTAAGTTCGATTTGCTTACCAAGAGAAAATGGAATCGATTCATTAAATAATTTTTCAGTCCCTCTTGGTTTAGGGACATCAATGGTAGTTGTATTGAGAGTTTCTACTTCATACCCACGAACGTATGCTTTACCAGGACCAACAGATAAACTGATAAAAGATTCTGATGGTTTATTTCCCTGTTGGGTTATTTGATTAGAATAGAAAGCTCCATCGTTTCCAATTCTATCATTTAAGTTCTCTTTTACCGAAACACTAAAAGGTCTAATATAATAATCACCAGATTCGTCATATGTTCTTCTGGCTAACTCATCGCGAATTAAGTTATAGTCAGATGACTTTACAAACTTAGAAACAATACCATCTTCAACTCTAAGAAGTTCAATAAAGTTTTCATCATTGAAGTCAGTTAAAGACTTTTTAACTAAAGTTGTGGAAATTTTAAATCTATCTGCGCCTGGAGCAGCAAAGTTAGAAAATCCTCTAGCATTATCATAAAGATCCTCATTGGATGAAGATGCTGTTACGATTTGTTCATCTACAAGAAGACCAACTCGATAGCTAGGCTTATTTCCATATTGATCTAGGATTACTGTCTGATCTTGTACTTCGACAAAAAATCCTCTAATGAAATATACACCATTGGCAATTTTTACAGCAGATCCAACCTGAGTGGACTGAGAAATAATGGTTGTAGCAAAACTGGTGCCTGCTCTAATACTGGATAGAGTATAATTAACATCCTCTTGTACTAAAAGATCTTCACCATCAACGAATGTAGATCTTGAGAAGTCTTGATCACTGGATCCCTGATATTTAATGTATAGTGTATAATTTCCTCTTTCAGATTGTCTATTTGTAATAGAATATTCTACTTTTGCTGTTACTCCACTAGTTTCACCTTTAATTAACTTACCCTTCAGAGAATCTAGGTAAAGCGAAACTGGTAGTCCTAAGTGGGTGTCATCGATTTGCACACATGCATAATCATCATCATAAGCAATTTGTCCTGGGATTACAACAGAACCCTCTTTGAAAAAATGCCTACCAAATTTTTCAACCTGATTCTGAAGAATAGATTGAAGTGTTGTTAACTCCCTAGATTGAATTGGAAGTCCTGGTTTGAATAGGACTCTTTGATAATTCTTTTGATCATCAAAATCGTCAAAATATGGAGACGCATTGAGATTAGTATTTTGTGGCATTGTTCTTTAGAACTCCAGTACGATCTTGATATCTTCTTTTTGACTTGAAGACCTGGGGATTGCAACTCTATTATCAATGTAGATAATTTCACCAGATTTCGTATTATACTCAGCGGAAGAGATTCCAGAAACGAAGTCTAGTCCTAGCTGGTATGTCTTGTTATTTATTGAGGTAGAGACGCCGTTGAATTGATTATTAATCTCTAAAAGTGGTCCTACAACTGAAGTTCCACTAATTGTTCTACCATATCCAGCGTCAGGCGTAGAAGTAAACTCAACAATCTTGTAACCACTCTCACTGGAAGCGAGTCCCATTGGTTGATAATACTTAAGGACCCCAGAGATATTATCCCAAGAAGCAACCATACCAATAGCAGTTGATCCTAGACCAACTGTTTGTGTGATTACAGAGTCTACAGCATATGTTGTTGATGTAGTAACACCACCCAACTTAAGTGCTTTTAGTCCACTAACAAGAGAGGTATCAAGAAGTTCTTGATTACTTCCAAATACGGTTGGATTTTTAATAATACCAACCCTAGCAAAGTCATTACCCTCAATAATGTCTGGATTGGTTTCTAGAGTCTCAAATCTAGCATAAAGTAGTGCTCTATACGCACCCAATTCTCTGTAAATGTCATATCCATGTCCACCTTTTGGTGGAATAATAACAGAGAACTGACCAATAGCAGTTGTACCAATACCCGTATTGGTGAGGTTCTCTAAAGGTCCACCAGACTGACTTCCAGGCGCGCCTGGGAAGAACTGAATGGATCCATGGGTATATCCCTCTCCACCATCAGTAACAAAGACCTCAGAGATCTTTCCGAAGGAATCGATTGTAATAGTCGCCTTTCCTCCATTACCATCTCCCAAAATAGGAACATTAGCAAAAGAGGTGGAAATTGGTTGGTAGTTG